TGAGCGAGATCGAAGGAGAGAAGATCGGATACGAAGCGATAATGGAGATTACCGTCCAAACGCCCGGGCAACTGGGCGATATCTCGATCCGCGGCGGTGGCGCCAGCGGGCACGGTCGGTACGGTCTGCCCAATCCATACGACCAGCACCAATCGTTGCATCCCCCCAGCGAAGAAGTCGACGCCTGGAAGCGGAAGGTGAACGACTACCACGTGCAAAGTGACCTTATCCAATATAGAAAGGTTACAGCAAAGACCATTCTCGAACTAGGCAGACTATTGTCACCTGGCAGTAATTAAACGGCTACCAGTACTCGGCCAAGACATTAAATTGGAACCAAGATTAATGAAGTCAAACCCACAAAACCGTCTTTGCCATACGGATGAGCGCAAAATGTCGTCGACGCAATCGGAGCTGGCGGATGCGAGACACACACGTCCCTGGCCGGCTGACCGACTTGAGCGCTGGCCGATCGAGCGGCTGATCCCCTATGCCGGCAATGCCCGGCTGCACAGCGAAGCCGACATCGACAAGCTTGTCGACTCGCTTCGCAGATGGGGATGGACCAATCCCGTGCTGGTCGACGAGCAGGGTTTGCTGATCTTCGGCCACGGACGCGTTCGCGCGGCAGCAAAGTTGGGGCTGACATCGATCCCGGTAATGGTCGCGCGCGGCTGGAGCGAGGAGGACAAGCATGCCTATCGGCTGGCCGACAATCAACTGGCGGCGCGGGCGGGCTGGGACCTGGACTTGCTTCGCAACGAGCTGCACGCGCTCGGGTCCGCCGATTTCGACCTCGGTCTGATCGGCTTCGAGCCGGACCAGCTTGAAACCATCCTGGCGGGTTTGGGATCGAGTGGTTTGACCGATCCAGACAGCGTGCCGGCAGTACCCGATCAACCGGTCACTCGGCCGGGCGACATCTGGCTGCTGGGCGACCACCGGGTCGGCTGCGGCGACAGCACCAGCGCTGCCGATGTCGCGTCGGTGCTGGCAGCGCTGTGGCCTAATCTGATGATCACCGACCCGCCTTACGGGGTCGGCTACGACCCGAGCTGGCGAGGGCGCCGCAACCTCAGCGGAGGCAGACTTGCCGAAGGCAAGGTACTCAATGACGATCAGGCCGACTGGCAGGAAGCCTATGCGCTGTTCCCCGGGGATGTCGCCTATGTCTGGTTCGGCGCTTTGCATGGCGGGATCGCCGCCGCCGGTCTCGCCGCTTGCGGCTTCCAGCTGCGCGCGCAGATCGTCTGGGCCAAGCAGCACTTCACCTTGAGCCGCGGCGATTATCATTGGAAGCACGAGACCTGCTGGTACGCGGTGCGCGAGGGCAAGGCCAGCCATTGGCAGGGCGACCGCACGCAGACAACGGTTTGGGAGATCGCCAACAACAACCCGTTCCGCAGCGGGGAGCGCGAGCCGAGCTGGGGGCACGGCACCCAGAAGCCGGTCGAATGCATGCGCCGCCCAATCGTCAACAACAGCGGGCCCGGCCAGGCGATCTATGACCCGTTTCTCGGCTCCGGCACCAGCGTGATCGCCGCCGAGATGACCGGGCGGGTCTGCTGCGGTCTCGAGCTCAACCCCGCCTATGTCGATGTCGTCGTGCGCCGCTGGCAGCTTTTCACTGAGCGGGCGGCCAGACATCAAGCCTCCGGCCAATCATTCGACGAACGCGCCGCACGACAGGAGCACAATCCATCAGGAGCCGCCCATGGCGAGACAAGCATTTTTGGTGAATGATGCGCTGCGCGAGAAGGTGCGGCACCTGGCCGGTCTCGGTGTCCCGCAGGACGACATCGCCAAGATCGTCGGTTGCGCGCCGAAGACACTGCGCAAACGCTTTCGCGACGAGCTCGATCGCGGCGTGGCCGAGACCAATGCGATGATCTCCGGCTTTTTGTTCAATGCCGCGAAGGCGGGGAATATTGCGGCGATTATCTTTTGGCTGAAGACCAGGGCGCATTGGCGCGAGCGGGCGGCGGCGGACGGCCCCAATGCCAACGCCGCGTCGAATTCGGATGCGGTCCTTGTCCTGCCCGATAACAGCCGAGATCCGGAGCTGAGCCAGGTGCTGCAAGACGCGCAACAAAAATACTTCGCCGGGAGACGACAGCGACAGCAGCTTCCGGCGTCAGGCGCATGATCCCATGGGCAAGACCGGGATCATTTGGCCGGGAGAGAAACCCACGCAGAACGCGCAGGTGAGGACGGTTCCGAACGACGACCGGCGCGGCCGACATTTCAGCGATGTCGCCGTCTCCACACCCGGCGGGTGACCAGTGTCGCCATCTGCCAGGGAAATGATCTCGGCACAACCCGGCCCGCAGAGCGAATTTCTGCGAACCGCCGCGGACATCTGCATCTACGGTGGTGCGGCGGGCGGCGGAAAAACGGTCGGACTGATCCTCGAGCCGCTGCGCTATGCCAGCCGGGTGCCGGGCTTCACCGCGGTATTCTTCCGCCGCACGACACCACAGATTACCAACCCCGGCGGGTTGTGGGACGAAACCCAACACTTCTATCCACGGCTCGGCGGTATCCCACACCTGCGAGCGCACGAATGGCGCTGGCCACGCGGCGGCAAGATCAAGTTTTCGCACCTCCAGCACGCCGCCTCGGTGTATGACTGGCAGGGTGCACAGATCGCCTTGATCTGCTTCGACGAGCTGACCCACTTCACAGCAAAGCAGTTTTTTTACATGGTCAGCCGCAACCGCTCGACTTGCGGTGTACGGCCGTACATTCGCGCGACCTGCAACCCGGACGCCGATAGCTGGGTTGCCGAGTTCCTGACCTGGTGGATCGACCAGGAAACCGGATTTCCGATCCCCGGGCGGGCCGGCGTGCTGCGCTACTACGTCCGTGACTCGGGAGCGATCGTTTGGGCCGATCGGCCCGAAGATTTGATGCAACACCTGCCGCGGCCGGAGGAACTTCCGCCGGGTGTCGACCCGCCGCGGCCGATCAGCGTCACCTTCATCCCGGCATCGCTGTCCGATAACCCCGCTCTGTTGCGGGTCAATCCGGAATATCTCGCCTGGCTGCTGTCATTGCCGCAGCTCGAGCGCGAGCGGCTGCTAAATGGCAATTGGAAGATCCGGGCGGCCGCCGGGCTCTATTTCAAGCGTGAATGGTGCGCCGTCGTCGACCAGGTCCCGGCCGATCTCGATGTTGTCCGCTACTGGGATCTCGCTGCGACGGAAAAGACCGAGCTCAACGACCCCGATTGGACCGTCGGCGTCAAATTCGGCCGCGACAGGAACCGCGGCTATTGGCTGCTCGATGTGGTGCGCGCGCGGGCCAACCCTGGCGACGTCGAAAGACTGCTGCTCGATACCGCCGTGCGGGACAGCAAGCAGGTCCACATCGGGTTCGGCCAAGATCCGGGACAGGCCGGCAAGAGCCAGGCGCTGCACCTGGTGCGCGCGCTGAGTGCCTTCACCGTGACGCCGGCAACCGAGAGCGGCGACAAGCTGACGCGGTTCGGCCCATTCAGTTCGCAATGCCGCGCCGGCAATGTGAAGATCCTGCGTGGCTCCTGGAACGAGGACCTGTTCCGTGTCCTCGAAGGGTTCCCCGATCTCGCCCATGACGACGAGGTCGACGCATGCAGCGGAGCCCTGGAGATGCTCAATCCCAATATGAAAGGCTGGGGATTCTATGAGCTCATGCGCCAACGCGCCGAACAACTGCAGGCCGAGCAAAACAACAAATGGCAGAGCCCTCAACCCACATATGCTCCTGGCTCCATGGAGTGGAACGCCGAACAGGAAAAATTGAGAGCCGAACGGGAAAAGTGATGAGCGGCGGTTCCAGCGGCTGAGGTTTGTCCGAGAAATGTCGGGGTCGGTTCGCCCCCATCAGGTGCGACGGCTGGCTTACCCAGCCGGCGGCGAGCCGCAATTAGCGGCCGGGGACCGACGGTTCGAATCCGGTTCCCTCCAGCGCGGAGTCTGCTGCGAACCTGACCCCCTGGATTCCTGAATGCCTTGGCGGAGTAGCTGAGATCCAGTCACCCGGATCACGAGCCGCCTCCTCCACAAGTCTTGATTTCTGCAACGACGTGGAATTCCTCGCCGCCGCGGTGGAAGCCGCTCGGGCGCGCTGGGGGCGCATCGATATCCTGCACAACAATGTCGGGGTCAGCATTGCTGGGGGCGACAAGCCGCTGGACGAGCTGACCGAGGAGGCCTTCGACC